CCAGCCTGCCGCGAAGGCACCGAGGCCGCTGGCGGTGAAGGCCCGGTCGCGCAGCACGTCGATCACCGCGCCGGTGCCCCTGAACGCCGGGGCCTCGAGGTTGACGCCGCAGCGCGCATCGCCCAGCGCGGCGTCGCATGTGGCCTGAAATGTCCGCCCGACGGTCTGGCCGAGAACATGGGCGAGGCTGCGCACCTCGGCGACGAAGGCCAGCCGCCCCCGCCGGATCTGACCGATGGCGCCGCGGCGCAGAAGCACGCGCTGGGAGGTCGCGGTCCAGTTCACCCGCCAGACCTCGACCGCCGCATTGTCCCACCGGCCGTCGAGGATGTCCGTCTCGGTGATCCGGTCAGACGACAGCACCCCTTGGGCATCCTGCGCGTCCACGGACAGGTCGGATCCCGAACGGATCTCGGAGGCTGTCAGCCCGCTCTCCGGTTCGAACTCGGTGCCGTCGAACGACAGCGTCCGGTCGTGGTCGGTGAAACCGAAGGTCACGCCATCGGCGCGGGTGATGCGCCAGCACCACGACAAGGTGGTGGTGCCTTCGTCCAGAAGCGCCTGCAGCGCGGGTGGGAGCGCCTTCACTTCCGCCCCCAGCCACGCCACAGGGCGATCGAGGCCAGCGCCGAGGAGACGAGCCCGCCTGCCGCGCCGGTCAGGGCGTAGAGGTTGAAGGGCCTGAGGTCGAAGGTCCCCGTCGCCAGGTCGAAATCCGCCAGCCCCGCCATCGCGAGGCCGGAGGCCGCGAGGCAGGCGAGATAGACGAGGCCGCGGGCGAAGGTCCAGTTCATGTCGTTTCCTTTCGGGTGAAGATGTTGGTGAGCCGCTGCCACCAGCCGGGCGCGGGGACGGGTTGTTGCGGCACGGCAGGCGCCGGGGGCGCGGGCTGCGGGGCAGACGGCAGCAGCGGAGGGATCGGGCGCAGCAGGTCCAGCGCCTCGGCCTCGGTCAGCCGCCGGATTGGCCGCGAGAAATCCACCCTGCCATTGCGGTCGACCGACCAGACCGGGATCGTGCCGCCGGGATAGCGGCCATGGCGAAAGAGGTCGCGCTCGGCCTCGCGGCGCGGGATGATCGAGGCCGGGCGCCGCCAGTTCAGAAACGCGTCGGCGGCTGCAACGCGATTTCCGGCGTTGAGCGCCTTGGTCAGCGTCGCCCGGGCAATGGCGCCGGTGTTGTAGTGGAACGAGACCAGCGCATCGAACTCGTGCGGCGCGAGCGGCACCTTCACCGCGCGACGCACCTCGGCCTCGTAGGCGGCAAGGTCCGTGCGGAAGAGCTTGAAGGCTTCGCAGATCCCGGCATCCAGATCGGGGGGCATGCCGCGCGGCAGGGTCGCGGGGTCCGGCGGCCCGGCCGCGACCGTGTGGCCGATGCCGAAGGTCCAGACGCCTCGAACGTCGAGATAGGGTCCGGGCACGATGCCTTCGTGCCGGACGAGGGCCAGGAGGCCCCGGTCTGTCGTGTGCATGGGATTACCTGAGGAGCGAGAGGACGAGGATCAGCGCGGCGATGGCGAGGCCGATGCGGATGCGGTGAGCGAAGGCCTGCCGGGCGTCCGCGGGATCGCAGCGAAGGGCGCGCGCGCGGCGGAGAAGGTCATTCATCCTCCGGCCCTCCCTTTGCAGCGCGCAGCCGGGCGAGGACGAGTTCGATGAAGGCAGGACCGAAGACGCCCACGAGATAGGCGGCCGAGCCCGCCGCCCCGCCCGCGGGGATCGCCTCGGGCGGAAGGCCCAGCCAGGCCGTGATGACGGCCATGGAGAGGCTTCCCATTCCGGCCGCGATCAGCCCGCCGAGCAGAATGTGCCGCAGCGCATCGCGCAGCCGCATCTTCGTGGTCAGTGCGTTCGTCGCGCCGCCCAGCGCCCCCCAGGCGGCGAGGATCACCGCCGTGGAGGCCGCCAGATCGCGCAATGTCGCAGCGATGAAGCCGGTTTCTTCGTTCATGCGCGGATCTCCAGTAGCGGTATGGATGTGATCGACCCCAGCCGCTCAAGGTCGAGGGTGACGTCGAGGGCGTCGGTGTCGAAGCGGACGGGGACGTCGAATTCGAAGCCCGCGGTGATCGCGACGCCCGCGCCGGGGGCCGTGGTGAAGGTGACGAGGCCGGTCGTCGTGGAAACCGACCAGCCGGAGCCCTGGGGCGTACCGTTCAGCGCGATGGTCACGGTTCCCGCGACCGGCTTGGCGATGGTCCGCACCCATGTCTGGCTGCCCGAGGTGTAGCGCTTGGCCAGCTGGAACTGCGTGGCCGCCCCGTTGCCGGTGCCGATGGGCTGATCGCTCGGCCCCGGCGCCTGCGATGGCAGGCAGGACTTGAAGTCGGCCCAGTCCTTGAAGCGGAAGCCGTGGAGACGGCCGTTCCGCGCCTCGAAGAAGGCGACGACCGCCGCCAGATCGTCGGCGCGGCGGATGCCGTAGGCGACGTCATAGCGGCGGCGGCTGTTGGCCCAACTGGCGTTGCGCTCCTCGGCGCCCGAGGCCAGTTCGACGATCTGCGTGCGCCGCTCAGGGCCGCCGCGCGCGCCACGGCTGATCGCGTCCGGAAACCGGACCTCGTGAAACGCCATTTTCGGGATCCTCAGAGACCGCGGCGGCCCATTGACACGGCGCGGGCGATGTCGCTCGCGACCTGCGTCCGGGATTGCCGGAAGCTCTCGGCGTCGCGGGTCAAGATGGTGACATTGACGGAGGGCGCGCCGCCGCGCCCGCCGTAACCTGCCGCCTCGCGGCGGGAGAGCACACGCTCCCCACGCTGCAGGATCGCAGGCACCTCGTCCGGGCGCAGCCCGGCCCATCCGCCGCCGTGCATGCGCGGCGCGCCCGCGAAGGCCAAGGCAGGGACAATCCGGCCGGGACCAGGAGCACCGACCACGCCGCCCGCATGCAGGATGTTCGCGAAAATCCCGCCCGCGCCGCCCAGCGCGCCAGCCAGCGCGTTCGCAATCGGGCCGAGGATGAAGCGGCGAGCCGCGAGCTTGGCGAGATCGGCGATCATCGATGTCACCAGATCGCGGAAGTCCAGCTTGCCGGTCTTGACGAAGTCGCCGATGGCATTCTCGGCGCTCTGGAAGGCGCCGACCAGCGCGCTGCCGATGTCTTCGCCGATGTCGCGCGCCTTGGCGGCGTAGTCGGCAAGTGCGGCGGTGACGGACTGCCAGCCTGTCAGGGCCGTGTTCGCGCCCTCGGCGGCAGCCGCCCCAGCATTACGCGCTGCACCGCCCGCGCCCTCGGCGGCGGTGGCCGTGTCGTTCAGCCCGGCCGTGAGGGCATCGGCTGAAGCGGCTGCATCGGCGAGTGCGGCCTCCGCCTCGGTCCCCGTGCCGGTCACGGCATCCTTCAGCGCCTGCCAGCTGGCGAGCGGCCGACTGGCGGCATCGGCCAACATCCCTGCGGCCTCGCGATAGCCATCGGCGCGCGCGCGGGCATCGTCGGCCATCGCGCCGAGGCCGAGGTCGGGTGGCTCGAGGTAGGTCCGCGACAGCGCGGCAGAGAAGGCATCCGCCGCCGCAGCCCCTGCGGCCGTTGCCGCCCCCTCGAACGGGTTGCCAATGCGGCCGAGTTCGACCGGGTCGAGGATGCCGATCCTCACGCCACCTTCGCCGGTGGCCCATTCGGGCAAGAGCGCGAGAGCCGCATTCAGGGTCTCGATGAAGCTGTTGATGCGGGTGACGACGCCATTCAGCATCGCCTCGACGCCCGCGATAAGCCCGTTCGCAGCCTGGAAAGCGAAGTCGCCGATGGCGCCCGGCAGGCTGCCCCAGATTGCCACAGCTGCGTCATAGGCCCCCTGGAAGATCGCCGCCGTCCGGTCGCCGAAGCTGACCACGCCCGCGATGGTGCCCTCGAGGGCCGAAAGACCCGCAGCCTTCAGCCCCTCCCAGCCAGCGGCCATTCGCGCGAGGGCAGCGTCCAGCGACAGGCCGATGCGCGACCACACCTCGCGCGCCAGATCGCCCAGCAGGCGAAACGCCTCGCCCACCCCGCCGACCCGGGCCACGAGCTGCGCGAATTGATAGACCAACTCGCCCGCGCCGACGATCAGGGCGCCGATGCCGGTGCGGATCAGCGCGCCGCGCAGGACCACCAGCGCCGTTGCCACGCTGCTCACCGAGAACGCCGCCGCGGCCATCGCCGCAACCCAGCGCCCGGCCATGACGGCCGCGAAGGTCGCGGCATAGGTGGCCAGCCGCCCGAGGTTGTCGAAGAGCGCGGTGATCGCCTGGCCGATGGGCCCGGTTGCCCGCGCCATGTCGGCAAGCTTTGTGGCGATGGTTTCCAGCGCAGGGGCCACGGCGACGGTCAGGCGATTGACGAGGCCGGTCCAGATCAGGCTGAGCCGGGCGATGGCATCGCCGGTGCGCTCGATCTGCGCTGCATCCGCGGCGCTGACCGCCACGCCGAAGTCCTGCACGTCGCGGGCGGCATCGCGCAGGGTGGCAGAGTCGATCCGCAGGAAGGCGAGCGCCGCCCGGTCCCCGAAGAGGTCCGAAGCCACGGCTGCCCGCTCGGCCTCGGGCACATAGCGGGCCAGCGCATCCTGGATGGCCACGATGCGCTGGTCCAGCGGCAGGGCTTGCAGTTCGGCGGCCGTCAGGTTCAGCCGCCGGAGCGCGCCCGCCGCCGCGCCCGAGCCGCCTGCCGCCTCGCTGAGCCGCGTGGTCAGGCGCTGCGTCGCCTGCTCGATCTCGCCCATCGAGACACCCGCAAGCT